CGTCACGCCGTGCGCGCCGGCTGGCACCGCGTGCTCTCCAACATCCCCGTCGATGGCGTGATGGGCATCAGCGCCGACGTCTACTTCGACTACCTCACCGAAGGCACGGATGCTGACCTGCTCAACGAAGCGGGTATCACGACCCTGGTCAAGCGCAACGGCTTCCGCTTCTGGGGCTCGCGCACCTGCGACACCAGCACCTACGTGTTCGAGTCCTACACGCGCACCGCCCAGGTGGTGGCCGACACCATCGGCGAAGGCGTGTTCGAGTACAGCGACAAGGCCATGCACGCGAGCCTCGTCCGCGACCTGATCGATGCGATCAACGCCAAGCTGCGCGCCCTCACCCGCCAGGGCGCCCTGCTCGGCGGCCGCTGCTGGTTCGACCCGTCGTTGAACGAGACCGCCGACATGCAGGCCGGCAAGCTCGCGCTCAACTACGACTACACGCCGGTGCCGCCGCTGGAAGACCTCACGCTGCGTCAGACCTTCACCGACGTCTACATCGCCGATCTCAAGGCGGCGATCACCTCCACCAACAACGCCTGATCGGTGCAAGGAACGGAACCATGAAGCTCCCGAGCAAACTGAAAAACTTCGACCTCTTCCAGAACGGCGAGTCCTGGCTGGGCCTGGTGCCGAGCGTCACGCTGCCGAAGCTGACCCGCAAGATGGAGGACTACCTCGCCGGCGGCATGGCCGGCCCCGTCGACATCGATCTCGGGCAGGAAAAGATCGAGCTCGCCTTTACCGCGGGCGGCATCCTGCGCAGCGCGCTGGAACAGTACGGCGCCACCGCGGTGGATGCCGTACAGCTGCGTTTCGCCGGGGCGTACCAGTCCGACAGCAGCAGCGGCTACAACGCCGTGGAAGTCGCGGTGCGCGGCCGCTACAAGGAATTCGATCCGGGCGACGCCAAGACGCAGGCCGACACCGAGCACAAGTTTTCCGTGTCGTGCGCCTACTACCGCCTCAGCATCGACGGCGTACCCGTGATCGAGATCGACATGCTGGCCAACAAGCTGGTCATCGACGGCGTCGATCGCATGGCCGCGCAGCGCGCCGCCATGGGCCACTGGTAACCCGTCCCCCTTCACCTAAGGAATCCCCTCATGAACGACACCACCATGCCCGTCATCACGCTGGACGAGCCGATCCGTCGCGGCGACCAGACCCTCACGGAAGTGCGCCTGCGCAAGCCCAAGGCCGGCGAGCTGCGCGGCACCCAGCTGGTGAACCTGCTGCATATGGACATCGCCGCGCTGGAAATCGTCCTGCCGCGCATCACCGTGCCAACCCTCACCAAGCACGAGGTGGGTCAGCTCGATCCGGCCGACATCACGCAATTCGGTTCGGAGCTGGCCTCTTTTTTGTTGACGAAGGCCAAGCGGGAGGGCTTCCCGTAACGGTCGAAGACGCCATGGCCGACATCGCGGTGGTCTTCCATTGGCCACCACCGACGATGGACGGCATGGACGTGAGCGAGTTGGTGCAGTGGCGCGAACGCGCCCGGTTGCGGAACGGCGGCGAGGACTAGCGTGGATCTGAAACTCAGTGTCCTTTTGAACATGATCGATAAGGTGACCGCGCCCTTGCGCGGCATCGCCGGCAGTTCCGCCGCCACGTCCAAGGCACTGCGCGAGACTCGCCAGCGCCTCAAGGACCTGCAGAAGGCACAGGACGACTTGAAGGGCTTCCGCCAGCTCAAGGCAGGCACTCAGGCCCTGGGCACCCAGCTAGCGGCGGCGCGCCAACGCGCCACCGAGCTGGGGCGCGCCCTTGCCAGCACCACGAACCCGACCCGGCAGCAGACCCGGGAGTTCGCCGCGGCGAAGCGCCAGGCCGACGCGCTGGGCGTGCAGTACCAGGCCAATGTCCGCCGCCTGCAATCCCTGCGCGACGGCCTGGGCGCCGCCGGCATCCATACGCGCAACCTGGCCGGCCACGAACGGCGGCTACGCGACGACATCGCCGCGACGAACGCCCAGCTCGGCGAACAGCAGAAGAAACTCGGCGCGCTCACCCAGCAGCAGCAAAAGATGGCCGCGGCACGACAGAGCTTCGAGCGCAGCTCGGCGACGGCCGCGCACCTCACCGTCGGCGGCTATGCCACTCGCGAGACGGGCAAGCACGTACTCGGCGCGATCAGCCCGACCATTGACGAGGCGAAGGCCTGGTCGATGCAGGTGGCGCAGCTGCGCGCGATGGGCGTGGGCGATGCCATGGTGACCGATGCGGTGAAGTTCGCCCGCGCCCAGGACATCATGGGGACGAGCGCGACCGAAACGCTCAAGCTACTGAAAGAGTCCTATAGCGTGCTGCGCGACATGCACGAAGCGGAGGCGGTTACGCCGTACCTGGCGCGGATGAAGTTCGGCATCGAAACCGTGATGGCCCAGGGCGGTCACGGTGAGGGCCACGGCGCGACGGCCGAAACGATGTTCATGGACCTGCTCAAGGTGGCCGAACTGCGCGGCGCCGCCAAGAGCCCGGAAAGTTTGAAGCGCGTGCTGGACTTCGCCACGCAGGCCTACGTCGCCTCGGGCGGCTTGGTGAAGTCCGAAGACCTGCTCAACATGATCAAGACCGGCGGCGTGGCCGCCAAGCAGTTGGACGATCAGTCGTTCTTCTTTGGGCTGCTGCATACCGTGCAGGAAATGGGTGGTCACCGCGCCGGCACGGGTCTCGCCACCGCGTACCAGAATTGGGCGGCCGGCCGATCCACCCGGCAGTCCGCCGATGAGCTGTTCCAGCTGGGTCTGCTCAAACCCGGCGCCATCGAAGTCCATGAGAAGACGGGCCACCTCAAGAAACTGCTGCCCGATGCACTGAAAGAGGGCGACCTCTATCGGAGCAACCCGTTCGAGTACTTGATGACGCGCGTCATCCCGAAGCTCAACCCGGACGGCCAGCTCTCCGACCAGCAAGTGGTGAGCAAGATCAACGCGCTGTTCTCGGGCCGCAAGGGCGGCGACCTGTTCGCGTCGCTGTTCATGGAGCGCGCCAACATCGCCAAGCACCTGGCTGCGGCACCCAAGGCCTACGGCGTCGATGCGCTGTACAACCTGGCCGGCCAGAACGCTGCCGGCCAGGAAGCCGAGCTGCTGGCCCGCAAATCGGACCTCTATCGCGAGTTGGGGGAGCAGTTGCTGCCGCTGTACGTGGCGGGTCTCGGCAAGCTGGTCGGCGTGCTGCGCGGGGTGAATACCTGGTCGCAGCGTCACCCGATGCTGGCCAAGGGCATGGGGGTGGTCGCCGGCAGTGCGGGCGTGCTGCTGGCCACGGTGGGTAGCCTGATGGTCGCGCTGGGCGGCTTGCTCGGGCAGTTCGCGCTGCTGCGTTATGCGATGCGCTTGGGCGGCTTGCGCCTCGGCGCACTCGGCGGCGAAGGCGGGCTGCTGTCGCGCCTGCCGATGCTCGGGCGCCTCTTCCCCTCACTCGCCACCGGCGCCCGGGCGGCGATGCTGGCGATCACCGGCGTGAGCCTGCCGGTCGCCGCGCTCATCGCCGTAGTCATCGTCGCGGCGCTCGCCGTGCGTCGCCACTGGCAACCGATCTCCGCCTGGTTCGCCGGGGTGTGGGAAGGGATCGGCCAAGCGGTGGGGCCGGTGTTCGCCGACATCGGCCGCGCGCTCGCGCCGCTTAAGCCCGCCTTCGACGTGATCGTCGGTTGCCTGGTCAGCGTGTGGCGCTGGATCACGCAGCTGCTGGAGCCCATGCAGGCCACCCAGGAGCAGATGACCAGCGCCCGTGCGGCCGGCGTGGCGTTCGGGCAGCTGGTGGGCGCGGCGATCCGCGGCGTGGTGCAGGCCGCCACCTTCGGCGTGCAGATGTTCGTAGCGCTCGGCGAAGCCATCGGCACCGCGGCGGGCTGGGTGGTGGTGCATTGGGAGCCGGTCAAGGCCTGGTTCGCCGAGATGTGGCAGAGCGTGGAGAACGCCGCGCGCAAGACGCTCGACTGGATCGCCGAGAAGCTCGGCGCGGTCCGCGAGTTGATCGATCGCATTCGGCATCTGGGGCAGAACAGTCCGGTGACGCAACCGGGCACCACGCCTATCGACTGGATTACCGGCGATGACCAGGAGAAGGCCCACAAGATCGCCGATGCCATCGCTCGCACGCCGCTGGCGAGCGGCGAGCCATCAGGCCAGGGGGCCAGTCTGGTCAGCCCCACCGCACCGGTAGGCGTACGTCCACCGAAGACCGTGGTCATGCAGGGCGACCAGGTCACGATGCACGTGGACGCTCGCGGCAACGATCCGGACGTAGTGCGCCGCCAGGTCGCCGACGCCATGGCCCGCCACGAGCGCAGCAAGCAGGTACGCGCACGCTCCGCCTTTAGTGACGAGGATTGAGAATGGATGGGATGGTCTTGATGGCTTTCGGGCCGTTCGTGTTCGGCATGCGCACCGCGGCCTACGAGGAGCTGCAACGGCAGATGCAGTTCAAGCACGCCGCTAATGCCCGGCTGGGCAAGCGCGACGCGTACCAGATCGTGAGCCCTGGCACCGAAATGCTCACGCTGTTGGGTGTCATCGCACCAGAAGTGTCCGGCACGCTCGCGTCCATCACGCAGCTGGAAACGATGGGCAGCGAGGGACGGGCCTACGTCCTGGTCGACGGCGCCGGCCACATCTACGGCGTGTACTTCATCGACAGCCTGCAAACCACGCAGAGCGCGATCCACAGCGACGGCACGCCGCGGAAAGTCGCCTTCTCGCTTACGCTGTGCCGCAGCGATGAGGAGCCTGCCGACGAGGCCAGCGACGACCTTGCTGGCGGCCCCTCGCCGGAGGCGCAGGAACGCGCCCGAGCCATCGCATGATCGTACAGCCCACCAATCCACTGTTGCGCCCGACCTGCCAGATCACCATTGACGGTAAGGACCGCACCGCGCGGATCATGCCGCACCTGATCCAGCTGACGGTGGAGTCCCATCGCCAGGATCACGCGGACACGGTGAGCTTGAATCTGGACGACAGCCAGGGGCAGATCGCCCTGCCGCGCCGTGGCGTGGAAATGCGGGTCATGCTGGGCTTTGAAGGGCTCGGCGTGTCGCTGCAGGGCACGTATCACGTGGACGAGATCGAACATAGCGGCACGCCCGACACCGTGAGCATCGTGGCGCGCAGCGCCAAGCTGACGCGAGAGCTGCGCGCGCGCAAGGAACGCAGCTGGAACCAGACCACCGTAGGGCACGTGGTGCGCGTCATCGCGGGCGAACACCAGCTCACGCCGCGTGTGGCGGCGAGCCTGGACCGCCTGCCGGTGGGGCACCTGGCGCAGACGGAATCCGACGTCGCGCTGCTGCGACGCCTGGGCAAGATGTGGGATGCGGTGGCGACGGTGAAGGCGGGCAACCTGCTGTTTATGCCCGTCGGCGCCGCGCAAACGGCCGGCGGGAAACTGCTCGAACAGTTGATCTTGCAGCGTGCGGATGGTGATCGGCATCGGTTTCATGAAGCCGACCGGGACGCTTACACCGGGATCCGCGCGCGATGGCATGACGTGGGCGCCGGGCGCGGTCGCACGGTGCTGGCTGGCACCGCTGGACATGTGAAGTTTCTACGCGGAGATTTCGCCAGCCAGGAAGATGCACAGCGTGCCGCCGAGGCGGAACTGGCGCGCGTGCGGCGTGGCGCTTCGACGTTCACGCTGGACATCGCGATTGGTCGGCCGGACCTCTATCCGGAAATACCCACGCGTACCCGCGGCTGGAAGCCGGAGATCGATGCCATCGACTGGATCATCGTGAAGGCAACGCATAGCTTCACGCCGAGCGATGGCTATACCACGGCTGTGGAACTGGAAAGCAAGGCCATCGCTAGTGAAACCCAGGCGGCCGACGAGAGTGACGCCAATGGCGATCAGGCCGCCGGATGACTCGCCAACCACTCGGCATATTCTGGAACGGCGCGCTTCATCTGTTGTTCCAGCCATACCAGTTCTTCGGTGGGCTTGCTTTGCTCCCAGGCGAGGATGAATTCGACCAGGCGCTTGCCCTGCGCGGTGGCAGCCTTGGGCACGACGGCATCACGCCGCGCGCTACCGACGTCGAAAAGCAGCCAATCCAGCGAGAGTCCCTCTTGCTCGGCGATGTCGCTCATGATCTGGACCGGCGGGGTGTTGCGCTTGATCCAGTTGCTGATGGCGCTGGGACCCACTCCCAGGCGCTCGGCAAGCGCCATATTGCTGGGCGTCCCTAGGACCTCGCCTAGCCGCTGAAGTATCTGGGTGGTCTCCAATCGGGCCTCTCCGATTTCACCTGGTATGAAATTTTGCCGAACAACCCGTTGCGATTTCACCCGTTGTGAAATAACATCATCGAAGTGCTCAACTTCGTGATCGTAACCCATGCGCATCGCTAACTCCCTTGCTAGCACCAAACCCACGACCTATGCGCCTCGCGGCCAGGAAAGGCGGCCGCGGGTTAGCGTGGGCTTGCTTCCTGATCAATTCACTGCCTGTGTCGCTCTTTCACGAGAGAACCAATGCAGCGTGGCGTCCATCGTGCTGGCAGTGTTCCAGCACGGCCTGCCCAGCTATCTGTTGTCGCGCGAGGCTCAGCGCGAGGAAGCATGCGTAGCGCCGGTGTACGAGGGTTGAACGATGGCATCGAACAGGAATTCCATGCCCTGTCCCGAATGCGGCGGACGGGTACGCACCATCACCTCCCGTCTGCTGAGCGACCACGTGCGCGAGATTTACTTCGACTGCGTCAATGAGGACTGCCTGTGCCGCTTCGTCGGCCATTTAGGCATCGTGCGCACCCTGATCCCGCGCTTACCTCCTTCGGACAACGCGTCACCGCCGATGGTGGAACGGCGCGCCAATGACATCGTCATGCCACGCACCGCCGAAGTCACCGTGCCTTCCACCTCGATGGTGCCATCAGCTCCCCCGGATCACACACCCGTACTGCCTGCGCTCCACTAACCCCAGGATTCCCGTGCTCACCATCGACACCGACCACCACAACACGGCTGAGGCGCGCTTTCGGATGGCATCCGCCTTTATGGAACAGCAGGCTGCACAGCATTTGGATGAACAGCAGCTCGTCGCTCGCTGCGCTGCCGAACTGATGATTCGTTTTGACATCAGCCAACGCACCGCCACGAACGATGCCATGCACGCCTTAGCGGCCCATCAGGCGCGCCGCGTACCGGCTTACGTCGACATCCACCACAGCACGAGTGCCGTGGTGTACATCACCAGCCCGCGCACGGGCCGGCTGATCGCCTTCACCGCGAGCGAACTGCTCACGCTCGCCGACGAGCATCGCACCACCACGCAGGACGGCGACCTCGCCGCCGCGCGCTGTGGACGCCGCGCCGACTTCTAAGCGGCGCTCCCCCCTCCCTCCCTCTTGATCATACGACTGGCAGCCTTCGGGCTGCCGGCATGGACACGGCTTGTCTCATGAATCTTCCTCGGTCGCCGCGTATAAGCGCGGACGTCATCCACTGCGTCACCTGCCTGTTCCACCAGCAGTTCGCCGATACCGTGCACCTGTGCACCCTTCCGCCGCACTGCGCACCGGTGACCGCGAGCCGCGGTGAGGAACACGCGCTCGACCTTGCTGACGGCGAGACTGAGTACCTGGGCATCGCGTGCGATGTCATGCGCCGTCAGGACGCCGCGTGCGGCCCCGCCGGCATGCTCTGGCATCCCATCGCCGGCAACACCGCGGAGGCGCAGTCGTGAACTACGACCTGCTCGCCGACATCCGCCGACAGCTGCAGCTCGATTTCGGCCTCAAAGAGACCACCGACGGCCGCTGGCTACAGGAGGGCACCTGCCCACAATGTGGCAAGAAGGAGCTGTATGCCCACGCCCCTGCGCCGTGGGTGGTGCGCTGCGGACGCATCAACAAATGCCGCTGGGAAGGCTATGCCAAAGACCTCTACGAGGATCTGTTCCAGTCCTGGTCGGATCGCTATCCCAGCACCAAAGAGGCACCCCTGGCCGCTGCCGACGCGTACCTGATCCATGCGCGGGGCTTCGCCATCGAGAAGCTCAAGGGCGCCTACACGCAGGAATGGTTCCACGACCGCGACCTCAATATCAGCACCGCCACCGTGCGCTTCGCGTTGCCCGGCGGTGCGTACTGGGAGCGCCTGATCGATCAGCCGTCCCGCTTCGGCAAGAAGAAAGCCCGCTTTCAGCCGGGCAAGTCCTATCGGGGTCGCGCCTGGGTACCACCGGCCACGCTCATCGAGCTGGCTGACATCAAGGAACTATGGATCGTTGAAGGCATCTTCGACGCCATCGCGCTGTGCCTCGCCGGCATCCCGGCCATCTCGGCGATGTCCACCAACAATTTTCCCAACTACACGCTGGCGGAGCTGTTCCCCGAAGGCGCCCGGCGACCGCGTCTGGTGTGGGCGCTCGATGGCGACGCCGCCGGGCTGGAATACATCCAGCGCTGGGTGGAACGCGCCCGTCAGGAGGCCTGGATGGCCGGCGCCGCCGTTATTCCCCAACACTCCGAAGATCGCAAGCTTGACTGGAACGAGGCGTACCAGCGCGACCGGCTGACCGCCACGCACCTGGACGAGTATCGCCACGAGGGCGCCCTGGTGATCGCCGGCTCCGTCGCGGAGAAGGCGCGCCTGATCTACAAGCGCAAGGGCTACAAGAGCTTCCCGCTGGATTTCAGCGACAAGCTGTATTGGTACGCGCTCAACGAAGCACGCTACGACAAGGCCATGCAGGCGTTGGAGGAGAAGGCCGACGAGCTGGACGAGGAGGAGCGCCGCGACAAGGCGTTGCAGCAGGCCGGCGCCATCGATCTGCTCGCCCCCTGCCATCCCGTGCCGCTGTACTTCCAGCGCAACGCGGTCACCGAGGAATCGCAGTACTTCTTCCGCGTCACCGCGCCCGCGCAGAAGACGGTAAAGGCCGCCTTCAAACCAGAACACGTCGCCACCGCCTCGCAATTCGATGTGCGCTTGCTGTCGATCATGTCGGGCGCGTCATGGATGGGGACCAAGGAGCAGCTGACCCGCACCTACGGCGAGCGCCTGTCGCGCCTCAAGCACGTGGAGACCATTGATTTCATCGGCTACTCCAAGGAGCACGGCGCCTACGTGTTCGGCGAAGTCGCGATCAAGGACGGCCGCATGATCGAGATCAACGACGAGGATTACTTCGAGCTGGATAAGCGCTCGAACATCAAGACCACCAGCTCGGTGCATCACCGCATCCACACCGACGCCAACCGCTTCAATCAATCGTGGCCGAAACTGCTGTTCGAGGTCTACGGCCCCAAGGGCATGGTCGCGCTGACCTTCTGGTTTGCATCGCTGTTTGCCGAACAGGTACGTGCCGTACAGGAAAGCTTTCCGTTCTTCGAGATGGTTGGTGAAGGCGGTTCGGGCAAGACCTCCCTGGTGATGTTCCTCAATCGCCTGCTCGGGCGTCCGACCTACGAAGGCTTCGACCCGGCCAAGGCCACGCCGGCGGGCCGCGCTCGCACCTTCGTGCAGGTGGCCAACCTACCGGTCGTGTTGATGGAAGGCGACCGCGGCGAGACGTCCACCAAAACCGTCAAGTTCGATTTCGACGAACTGAAATCGCTATTCAACGGCCGCAGCACCCGCACGACCGGCGTCAAAAGCGTGGGCAACGACACCTACGAACCGCCCTTCCGCGCGGCCATCGTGATCGAACAGAACCGTCCTGTGAAAGCCGATGACGCGGTGATGCAGCGCATCTGCCATGTGTACATGACCCGCGAGGGCCACTCCGACGAAGGCAAGCGCAAGGCGGACCTCTTGAATGCGATGACCGCCGACGAGCTGAGCTATTTCGTTATCGCCGCCGCGCGCGCCGAAGCCAAGGTCATGGCGTGCTTCACCGAGCGCATGCCCGTGTACGAACGCCAGCTGCTGGACAACCCGAAGGTAAAGAGCGTGCGTTTGGCGAAGAATCATGCGCAGCTGATGGCCATGGCCGAGGCGCTGGAACTGGTCGTGCCGGGCGTCGCCCCTTACCGCGAGGCGACCCTGCAGCAACTGGCCACCATGACCGAAGAACGGCAGAAGGTGATCACTTCCGACCATGAGGTAGTCGTCAGTTTCTGGGAGCGCTTCCACGAACTGAACGGCCGAGGCGAGCGCCCGTACCTCAACCACAGCGCCGACAAGAGCCTGATCGCGGTCAACATCCACGAATGGCTGGAAATGGCGACCGAGCGTTGGCGTGACGTGCCGACCTTGGCGGAGCTGCGCGAACACCTGCCGACCAGCAAGCGCCACAAGTTCCTCGAATCCAGCCGCGCCGTCCGCAGCGCCATTCGCACGACCGGACCGGCCACCGTGCGCTGCTGGATCTTCCGCATGTCCCCGGACGACTGATTTGCCGGTCACCCCGGCTCACCCGCGGCGGGGGCCGGGGGAGTGTTCGTGCACTCCCCACGCACCGCCTGATACCACCGAAGGAGCACACACCATGCACACGATGCGCATCCGGCCGGCACACGGCCCCCAACTGCAGTGTACGCGCCCCCCCGTCCCCGGCGACGGCCGGTCTCGGCCCTATGGCGATCCGGACCTGTTCGTCGCTTTCCTGGCCGGCCTGCTGCTGGCCGCCTGCACCCTTCTCCCCTTCCTGCCCCGCTGAGGTGCCCGATGTTTCCCCGCAACCTTTCCCTGTTCCGTTTCGGCACCTCGCCCTCCCACGACATTGCCGCGGACCTGGCTCGCCACCGCGTACGTGAACCCGGCCCGCAGGAGCCCGCCACGCATGGCTTTGGGTCGCCGTACGGTTTGCTGGATGACCGCCTCACGGTCGCGGCCAATGGTTGCCACGGCTTCGTGTTCGTGCAGGCCGAGCGCGTACTGCCGGCTTCATCCGTCCGCGACGCAGTAGCGAAGAAGGTGCAAGCCATCACCGCTCAAGAGGGCCGCCGGGTCGGCCGCAAGGAGCGTAAGCAGCTCCATGAGGACGTAGTGCAGGCGATGCTGCCGCACGCGCCCGTGACCTCCCGCCGCATTGCCGGCTGGATCGACCCCAACCACGGCTGGCTGGTCATCGATACACCGAGCCGGCGCTATGCGGAGCTGACGCTATCGGCGCTGCGCGAGGCGTTTGGTTCTTTCCCTGCGGTGCCGCTGGCTCCCGCCGACGCGCCACGCGTGTTACTCACCGACTGGCTGGCCAACGATACGCTGCCGGCCCTGCTGGGCCTCGGCGACGAGTGCGAGCTGCGTGACCCCGCCACGCCCAGCGGCGCCCTTGTACGGTGCCGCCGGCAGGCGCTGGACGCGGACGAGATCAAGGAGCACCTGCGCGGTGGCAAGCAGGCGTATCAGGTGGGCCTCGTGTTCGATGGCCGCCTGAGCCTAGTGCTATCGCACGACCTGGCCATCACGCGCCTGCGTCCGCTCGACATCGTCACCACTGAGCAGGCAGATCCGGACAGCCACGATATGCAGGTGGAAAGCGAGTTGGCCCTCGCCACGTTGGAGGTGCGGCGGTTGTTGGCTTTCATCGAAACCACCTTCGCCCTCCCCCGCCCCGCGGAGGCGTGAGCCATGGTCGATAAACAACACATGGGACGCCGCCGTGCCGGCACGACGGACCATGCGAGCGTCGAAGGCATCGTGCTGCGCCAGGCGGAAACTCTGGCCCGCGATACGGCGCAGCATCCATATGCCCTGCCAAGTCATCTGGCCTATCTGACGGGCGCCATTGGCTTGGCCGTCACTCTGGGCTACATCTCGGACACGCAAGGTATCTGCCTGCGCGAGGCATGCCGTGAGAAGCTTGCCGAGGCCACGCCGGACCAGGCTACGACCAAGACCGCCGACCTGGAATACGCACGTCTGCTGTTGGCTGTGCTTCGCCACGGCGGCGCCTCGCTGCGTATGCCTGTGGAAATGATCCTCATCGGTCCCGCCAAGGCGCGCCGGATGCTCGCCCGAATGCAGCGCGATGGGCTACTTCACGCACCGAATGTCTGGGGTTTCCATGCCGTCCGTGCGGGGGAGGCTTGAGCATGTTTCAGCAGCACATCCGCGAACCGGCAGGACGCTTCTGGCCATGTACGGAATGCCACAGCGAGCCACGCCATATCGAGTGTCGCGGCCGCACGCGTCGCGAAACCATGCAGTACGTGGTGCCCGCGCTTCGACATAGCCTGGAATGTGTCTGCGGCCGTAGCACCGGCATGCACGCCGAGCTGCAGGCCGCAGAGGCAGAGTGGGGCCGGAAATTCACGCAGATGCCACTCGCGCTGCCCCTTCCTCCGCCGGGCAGGGTGGCGCGTATTCGACAGAAATACGGCAGGGAGGCCGGCCATGGCTGAGAGGTCACAGGGCGACGTCATCCAAGGAACGGTGGTCACGTGCTAGGAGGCGATGCAAGCAAGCACATCATCCTGCCCGAGGTACTTAAGAAGCTTTCGGGCAAGTCCTCGGCAGCCGCAATACGCCGGTGGGCGCAAAGCCAAAACATCCGCATCAAGGAGGGCGGCGATGGCCCATGGACCACGCTCGAAGCAGTCAACGAATCGATGGGCGTGGGGTTAGCGAACAAGCGCGTCGGTGCCTATCGGCCGGACGAGGTGCTATGACCAAGGGCCGCAAACGGAAACACGACCCTAGCATCCCGGCCCACATCCAGCAGTCTTTGCTGCCTGCCGGGTGTTACTGGAACCGGCGCGACCGGTATTGGTACACGATGGTGGAAGGAGAGGCGCCGCGCTTGCGGCGCCTCGGAGGGGAGGACGCGCTATTGTCCGACCTTCACCACGCCATGGAATGCCTTGCAGGTATCGACCGAGATACGCTCGATTTCCTGCTCGACCAGCATGCGAAGTCGGCGGCGTTCCGCAAGCTGGCTCAGGACACCCAAGAGGACTACATCCGTTGCCGGAAGATCATCAACGGATTCCAGACCAAGCTGGGAGTGCCCTTCGGCAAGCTCAAGCTCCGCAAGGTTGACCTGCCTGTAGTGCAGGTGCTGGTGGATGCGGTGGCCGATGGCAAGCGGAGGCACGACGACGACGCCGAAAAGAGGACGCCGTCCAGTGGCGCGCATGTACAGCGCTACCTTTCCGCAGCGTTCGTGTGGGGAATGCCCCGCGGTCTGTGCAAGTTCAATGCAGCGCAGGGCGTGGACATGCCGTCCGAGGTGGGGGCCCATCGCATGCCTGACTTGGTGACGATGAAAGCTGTGGTGGCCCTATTCAAACGCCGCGGCGGCCTTCCTACCCGCACCAAGGGCTCACTGGCGCCGTACGTGTGGGCTGTCGCAGTGATCGCCTACGAATGCCGTATGCGTAGTGTGGAAGTGCGCAGCCTGACCGATGCAGACGAGACGAACGAAGGGGTCATCGTGGATCGGCGTAAAGGGAGCCTGGGCAATATCACGCGCTGGTCGCCACCGCTACGCGAGGCGTGGGAATGGCTCAAGGTCCGCCGCCAGGGCATATGGGCCGGCAAGCGCCTACCAATCCCCCATCGTCCCCAAGATCGCTATCTAGTGGTGGCGGAGACAGGGCGACCAGTAGCAGGTCGGCTTCGTCCACGTCTTCGTCCCCTCCCCCGATCCCTTCGGCCCCTTCTGGCCCGAGCTCACCCACAGCCGCGACGGCATCCGCTGGCGCCGCCTCAACCACCACGGCCGCCGGCGCCTGATC